AGTATTTAACCTATGTGTTTGGACTTCGTCCTCTCATGTTAGATATTGAAGGTATTATTGATGCATTGGTGCAACGAACGTACGATAGGCAAACCTCTCGTGCTTATGCAAGCGACTCGCTCGACTCAACGTCGAATGTGCTTCTTCATCAAGGTAGCCTTATGACTGCCTATATGGAGTACACACTAAACGAAAAAGTAGAAGTTAGAGCAGGAACATTGTACGCCTTCTCCGGGCGTTCAATATCTGACAACCTGGGTGTCTCGTTAAGAGATATTCCGGCTGCAGCCTGGGAGTTACTCCCCTGGTCCTTTGTCGTTGACTGGTTTACGAACGTCGGTCATTTGATCGGCGCTCTCACGGCCAGCTGTACCAATGATATCCTCGCTGAGTGGGTATCAACCAAAACCACCGTGACTGTAACCCGTCGTGTTTCTTCGACGGTACTGGTCCCGGGATCGGGTTGGGTGATTAACCAACAATGCGGGGACAGGGACATGGCTGTGTATGAGACTTACAGCCGTGAACCTGCTAACCTTGGAGGGTTGATGGGTCTTACGTTTAATTTTACATTAGACAGGACTCCTATACTCTCTGCAATTAGTCTTTTACTTCAGCAGCTTGCGCTGCGACAACCTAAAGGAAGATGACAAAATGTCACTAACCATAAGCACCAAAACATACAGCCAAGACCGTATTGCCCCTGACGCAGTTTCCTATGCCGGCCCGGCGAACACTCTCAGTTCGAAAGATATTGTCGAACTGAAACGTGTTTACCCGAAGCCTGTTAAGGATTTCGCAGGGGTGGCACGCCCGTCTATTAAGACGACTCGCACCTGCACTCTGGCTGACGGTGTTACGAAGGTCGATGCCATCCTTATGACTAGCGGTTCTCTGCCAGTCGGTATTTCGGATGCTGACGCCTCAAGTCTCATTGCTGACCATCTGAGTATGCTGACGTTGGAAAACGCCGGCACCACAAAGGTGATTAAGAACCTCGACATTACATACTAATGTATGGACCGCCGAGAGTTTCTTCTATTGGTTGTGGCCTTAACGGCCATTTCCTCTAGTGCAATGAAATTTATGGAGAATCGCAATGAAACCCCAGAACCGTCTGTTACGCAATCGCAAAACACGGGTAAGCAATCCGTTCAAATTTCTGAGCGGGTTAGCCGACCAGTTAGCGAGGTCCCATAAGATTCAAGACGACCCGCTCGTGACCAAATTACTTGGCCACTTGCGCTCCCGATCCTTTGGGAGGGCCGTCGAAGTAGCTGGTACCATCAGTTCACAGCAGTATGCTGATGCGCATATGCATTATGCCATGAACCAGCTAGCAACACTTGTCAGCAAGGTTCCTTTCGAGGATCCCCTGCTTGATCCCGAGTCTGCTGCTTGGAAGAAATTTCTCGCAGCAGAGCACTCCTGCAAACGAATCAATCAGCGCTTACGTGCTGAAAGACGAGTTGGAAGGGAGCGCTACAGCTCATTGCGAGCTGTAGCTAGGGCATGGATCGTTCGGGTGATAGGGCTTACGCCCGATTTACCTAGGATCTATGAAGGTTGTGATTTTGGACCTGGCAGTAGTTTGGGAGTTCACGGTGCAGCTACTCACAAAGCCGCAAAGCTTTGTGCAGATCGCTGGACAGTGACCCCACTTGCTGCCGAATACGCCAGAGCTGCAATGGTAGGTGACTACCATATCTGGGAGCTTCTGCAACAGAAGCTTCCTTTTTGTGTTGATCCTGAGATTTTCTTCAGGGAATTTCGACACAAATGCGAGGGTGTGTTATCTAACAAAATAATAATGGTTCCAAAGACAGCGAAAGTTCATCGAACAATCGCGATAGAACCACTCCTGAATGGTTATGTCCAGAAGGGCGTAGATCTTTACCTGAAAAACAGGCTCGCCCGTTTTGGTCTGGATTTGACTAACCAGGAACGCAACCAAGCGCTTGCGCGTATTGGTAGCGAAGGTGGTTTTAACCCATGGGTCAGTATTGACCTGAAGTCGGCTTCTGATACGATCTCAACCGAGGTCGTTAGGGACTTGCTTCCCCCTGATTGGTTTTCCTTTCTGAATGCTTTACGCAGTCCCAAGTACGAGAGTGCCTGGGGTAACGGCGTTTATGAAAAGTTTACAAGTATGGGTAATGGGTTCTGCTTCCCGCTGGAGACGCTTATTTTTGCGTCGCTAGCCTACGCTGTGGGTACCGAAACCGGGGACACTGACTTCTGTGTCTATGGTGACGATATCCTAGTACATCAGCGTGCAGCCCTTTATTTACTTGAAGTCCTAAAATATATGGGATTTCAAGCGAACACGGATAAGACCTTTATTATAGGGCCTTTTCGTGAGAGCTGTGGAGCAGATTTCTTTGAAGGTGTTAATGTACGCCCATACGTCTTAGACTTCATCCCTGAATCAGATAGGGATGTGTATAAGATAGCAAATGGTCTACGACATAACTCATTCTACTCCGATTTCGGGGTTTGGGAGTATGTCGTTTCTCATGTTCCTTTTGAGGAACGTTTGATGAGACCTTACGCTGGTCCTGATGATACTGCTCTAAACGTAACGCTCGACGTCTTTATGACGTCTCGTTACGCCCAGTGGTGCCATGCAATTCAGGACTGGACCTGGAAAGAGTACGCTGATGTCGGTATTGCTGACGACAGACGTCCTCCAGACTCGGTCCAAATGTATGGGTTACTCAGAGGTCAACGGTCGAATAGACAATCGATACCTGAGTTCACCTTTCGTCGCAAGACGAGAACCATCACT